CGTGAATAATTTAAAACATTATGTACTGTATGGATCAATCGCTCTTCTTTGGGCTGTTATAATTCTCTTTGTGGTATTTTCAGAACCCGCCTTTGGCTACACTAATAACAAAGAATTCATTCAATCCGTCAATAAATGCGCGGATTATTTAGATAAGAAGTATAAAAAAGAAGAAAGAATACCCAGAAAATTATTACTTACGCAAGCGGCATTAGAATCTAATTATGGTAGGTCTAGATACGCTAAAGAAGGAAACAATTTAATGGGCATATATCAGTTTAAAAATTTACATACCGGAATGACCCCAGCAGGTAACCCAAACGCAACGTTTAGAGTGGCTAAATTTAAGTCTAAATGCCATTCTATTGAATACTATATAAACTTGCTTAATACGAAAGACTCATACAAATCATTTAGGAATGAACGTGAACTACAGTCTAAAATACGTGTTAATGATGTTAATAGATACTTTCACCTGCTATATAACTATTCTACTAATCCTGAATACCCACAATTATTGATTAGAACTCACAAGGAAATCACAGCTTTGGGTTTTTAGTATGGGGTTTTTAGGCCCCACACCAATTGCTTATTCTTCGTCCTCATCCTCGTCTTCATCTTCCGAATCCCAATCTTCAGGTTCGTCTTGATTTTGGATGTCGTTTATTTTATCCTCTAATAGATCGATTTGTTCTCTCAAACTATCTAGGATGTCTTCGATTGATTGTTTCTTTTTAGCCATGCGCAATTACCCCCTATCCGCGATTCGCTAATATCAGATCATTATGTCATAACAAGGAGAAATTGGTACGCGGAACGTGGATCGTTGATTTATATAGCTTTTTTATATTTTGTAGCCACCACATAAGGGAGATTTTAGGGGGTATGAAAAAAAAATAATTCAAAAATAAATCCCGTGGCGGCGTGGCGTCGTGGCGTTTTGTTGTATACCAACGGTTCTAGCTGTTTTTGAAAAAAGACGCCGTGGCGAATCGTTGGTATTGGCTACTGTTCTCGTGGCGTTCTCATCATTTTGCTGGATTTTCATGTACTCCGCTACGCGACCCCTTTTTGCAAATTTTATTTGCATTAGGGGGGTAAAAACTCTACTTATGTAGAATGAGCATTAGCAAATATCCAAGAGTTAGAGTTCATTGGATTGATATACTTGGCGACACAAGCTGGGCGGATGAAGATGAGTTCCAAGAAATGAAATGCAGTACTTGTGTAAGTGAAGGACATCTATTCCATAAAGATGATAATACCATTACAACATTTGCTTCTTATGAAATAGAAAATGGAGAAATTATAAGTTATGGCGACAGAAACATTTATCCTATCGGAGTTATTAAGAAAATCGAGTATCTCTAGTTGTATTTACAGAACTTCTTTTGGCTGTGTATTATTATCTTCTTGTAAATGTTCTTCTTTGTTTGGTTCTTTAACCATTTCAAAATCAGCTTCTACTAATAAACCTTTATGATCTTCTAATATTTGCTTCATCTTTAATTCTAATTCCTGTGGTGTTAAACTATCTAAAGTTCCATATTTAATAATTTTTTGATCTACATATAAACCTGCAGCTTTACCACGTGCTACTTCAGCATTGATTGCTGCACTCCAGGCACCTTTGTTTTTAGATTCATCTCTTAATCTTGCAAGTTCTGTAATATGATTTTCAAATGTAACTTCATATTTCTTTTGTACTTCTTCGCGTAATTCACCAATGTATTTTGCAACTAATGGATATTTATTTGCATTACGTAATTCTGCTGCAGTAGTTCTTGCTCTATCCGGTTCATAGCCAGCTTGTCTTGCAGCTTCTGTTCCGGTAATTCTACCTTCATTGTAAACAAGAAGTTCTGCAAACTTCATTTGTTTTTCTGTTAATTGTTTTGGTAAACCCATGTATTGACTTATAACGTATCTTTTAGTATAGGTCAATTGGGGTCGGCTTACGAGAAGATGTTTGATTATGCCTTCGGATACTGGGCCCCACTTAAAAAGGTGTTATGATTAATGGCAAAACATTAGCGATGGTACTAGATAAACTTTTGACAAAGTCAGAAGTTGCACAGAACGCACGCATACAAGTTCAAATGCCAAACGGAGATTTGCACGACATCACAGAAATAAAATTAATGGAAAACATGTTAATAGGTCCATTTGAAACTCACAGAATTGTATTAGTTACCGAACCACAAAAACATAAAATGTCTAAAGTTATACGCTCTTCACAGATAGTGTAGCTACGGTGAAACCAGAAACAAAATTTTGGAAAGAAGTTAAGAAAAATTTATCCGACATAGACTTCACAAGACTAGAATCTTGGGCGTCTTTTGGCGTTCCAGATCTATTATGTTATCACGATTCTTGTGGATTTTTTATGATTGAGCTGAAAGTTGCAAACGGTAACAAAGTTCATTTGTCACCACACCAAAAACTGTTCCATATGACTCATCCAAAGCGATCATTTATCTTAGTAAAGGCCCACGCTCCTCGATCCGTGAAACTTTATGAAAGCTCCGCGGTCACCGAATCGGGGCTCTCGCTTGTGCGCTCGAAAGCTTGTGCGCTTGATGACTGGTTAGCTATCCGCGCTTGTTTGCTCGAACGCTCGCAAGCTTGAACGCTTGTAAGCTTGTGCGCTTGAACGCTTCGCGAAGCGTGGGTGTGGGTTGGGCGAGCCCGGGTCGACGAAACGCGGGCCCATGTTAGTGTTTACCGTAAGCTATATTGGGAATTGATTTATCCCAACACGCCCGGCAGCTTAAGCATTTGTTATCCTGCTCCGCTGCTGGACATGTCTTTCCTTCTGTGACTACAGTAGAAGTATGTTGCCATGACGATGACGGCGAACCGTCGACCTTCGTCGCTGATAATCTTATAATTAAATTTGCGGGTATTTCCTCCAATGTGACCTGTGCTAATATCCCCGCTTCGCGTGTCGGCATCCAGTGATTGACATCCGGCGTCAGGATACAAACTGCGAATATTTTTTTAAGGTGATCAAGTGATTGAATGTCTCCAGAGTCGTGCCATCTAAACCATTTTGACTTATGGCGTAAAATCTGCGCAGCCATTGCCTGGACCCATCGCGGATCGGTGATGGAGTCTAAACGCTTGTATTGCGCTGCTTGTACATTCGGGAATACGTAACAACCTTTAAGAGCGTAACAACCATGACAGACAGTGCCTGGTATTTTTGCGAGCTTCGATCCAACCTTGCATTCCTTTGCGGGTATACCGTAAGCCCATCCAGGCATTTTGGAGGGCTTCGACAGCGTACCGGTGATCTGATCTAATTCATTTACTTTCATATCTTATAATATCCCATATCTATTTACTTGTCAAGCTTGTGCGCTTGCGAGCTTGTAAGCTTGCGCGCTTCTCGGTACGCGGTGCGCTTGCAGCTTGTGACTTAAAATTCTCATCGAACGATTGCAGCTTGGCCGGTGTCAACTCATACATATGGAACCCCGGCTCCGTGCCGGGGATCTTTTTAAAACCTAATTTTTTTAATCTATTCATTGCGCTCCTTATCCCATTTTTTGGATAACTCTTCGCTCTTCTTCATTTCTTTTTGGATGAGATATAATATCTCGGCCATTGTGGCATTTAGTTTTGACAACTCTTTTGCTATTTGTTCCATAGTCACTCCTGTTGGTTATTTTTCTTTCTATCTTAACTATACCACGTTCCGCGGTTCGTGTACATGCGACATAGTGTCGCAGGGCTTGTGAGCTTGTAAACTTTCTTACAACCTGGGGTTATGTCAATGCGACATATTGTCGCAGGCGCTTGCGCGCCTGCAAACCAACTAGAAAAGGTGTAAGCTATGGCTCGGGGCGAATATTAATAACGTTGGCGGCATTTACGTCCCTATTGCTAGCAAGCCGAATGTTCGTGGCTTTATTCCCCTTCAAGCACACTGAAATTATTCTCTGTCCATAACTTACTATTCCCATATAATCCCATTGACATTAATTTCAAGGTATGAAATAAAATAATTCTAACTAACAAAAGGAGTGAGTATGACTACAAGTAAGTTAAGACTAAATACTGATATAAGAAAAAAAATCGGTGGTTTAATTTTATCTCATTTTGAAAATGAGAAAACTACTGAAAGAGAAAATTTTATATCAGCAAAAGAGGATATAACTACTGCCTACAATACAGCTTTTAAAATTGCTAGTAATGTAGTTGGCAAGGCATATCCAAAAGATGATGTTGCAACATTACAATCTTTCAAAAAGAAATATGGTAATGCGTGTGATGTTGTCGCAAAAGATAGTTGCTTTTATTTTGCTAATACTGAAATGGCAGTAGAAAATGAAAGAGAAAATAATGAACACTTTGATTTTAAATTGGACGCAAGTTTAAGTGGACGATTTAGTAATAGTGATTTTGGTATTGCATACTTTAGAGATGAAATAAAGAGTGCTGGACTAAATCCTGAAATCAATGTTCAACACCAAGAAAATCGTAGCAACCCACACCACACTCAAGAACTTGATAAGATTAAAAAGTTTTTGGGATATAGCAACGAGGACGGAATATACGGACAATGGAAAGACAAATATAGTTTAGATGTAATCGGAACTAGCTATTGTCGCTCAAGAACTATTCCGTGTTCAGCTAAAGATTTTGAACAAATGAGAGCATTTAAAAATGCTAGACAATCTTTTGTTCAATCTCATTACACTTGGGCTGAAATGATACAAAAGGATATGCGAGATATAACTTTAGCACTTAAAGATTATAAGTATGTTAAAGACGCAATCGATTTGTGTGGTGCTCTAGGTTTAGATATTAATGAAAATGAACTGCAAAGAACTGCTGGAGTTTCATTAACTATCTATCAACCAGAAAACTTGGCTAGTTTAATTAAATCAAGAAGAACTAAACAAGATAATAAAGCTGTAATTGCACAGTTTAAAAAGGCAAGACAATCAGCAGTTGCATTAAATTAACTGTTTGACACTTATGGGATAATATATTAAATGTTATCCCATAACTAACTAGAAAGAAAAATATGAATATAGATAATGGAGTAAATTTCGTAGTAAGTTTCATACCTGAAACTATTAACGGAGAAAAAAATGTAGAACAAAAAAGAGAATTTCGTTCTGCAAAATTTGATGACAAGTCAAAAGTATGGACTACAACAAAAGGCGAAACAGTTTTAACTTATTTTGATTTAGATAGAAATGGATATAGAACTGCAAAAAACTTTACAATAACTTTGAAAGGATAATTATGAAACATATTTGTCAGGGAACAAAGTGTCATACATACGATACACAATCAAGAGTGCGAGGAACTAAAGGCAATAAAGTTTTGCGAACTCGATTTGCAAGATATGATAATGTCACACAAGAAAAACATTCTTGGTTACAGAATTGGGAATATTTCTTTTGCGATGAGCGATGTATGAATAATTGGCTGGATGTACATATGACTCAATTAATTAGTTTTGTTGGACTTAAAACTAAACCACAGGAAAGTCCAATAGATATAGTTGAAACAACACACCAAAATTGGCAAGGAGTAAATTATACTCGTACAACTATAAAGTTAAAAGAAAATGAAAATAATGTATTGACATAATATCCCATATATAATAATTTAACTGTGAGTCGCCTAACCTTGTTATGTAAAGCGACTCACTAAACAGAAAGGAAAACAATGCAAGTAGTTAAGTATAATAACATAGAGTACAAGATACCGTTCGATGTTAATTTAACATTAGATCCTAAAGATAAACTAATCGAAGTTGCTAACCCGTTCAGTGGTGCGAAGGCATCGCTGCCTTGGTTCGCTGTGGCTGTGTATGATTTGATAATGGGCGCTCAACAGTTCGAGGACTATAAGACAGTGCAAGACGGCTGCGATTGGTTCGCTAAACATTTTCCAAAAGAATATATGACTTTATTAGATTGATGTAATCAATCATAGGTTGTGCGCCGCTTCGCGGCGCGCAGGCGCGCGCTTCGCGCGCGTGTGTCCTCACTTTAAAGGCGCGCTTCGCGCGCCTGTTAACTTTCGAAAGCGCGCTTCGCGCGCTTTGTACTTCTCCTTCAGTAACCTCAAGCTATCTTGAATAACTGCTTGTGACCCCCCCGGACCCCCCTAATTGTAAAAGGGGTCCCAAAACTTTGACCTTTAGTGCTAGATTTAGACATTCAACCGTGATAAATACTTCATAAAAAATATTGAAGGTGTAAAAATTTTATAAAAAAATTTTATAAAAAATTATATGGATGTAAGTAAGATAGACTTGAATAAGCTTCCTACGGATGCACGTAAGGAGTTTATGAAGTATGCAATCAAGTATGATGAGAAAGTAAAAGAAGAAAAAGTGCATCAAGACTTTTTAACTTTTGTAAAATCTATGTGGCCAGATTTTATACAAGGTTCACATCATAAAAAAATTGCTGATCAGTTTAATCGTCTTGCAGAAGGCAAGATTAATAGATTAATTATTAATATGCCACCAAGGCATACTAAATCTGAATTTGCATCTTTTTTATTACCTGCATGGATGATTGGTCGTAATCCAAAATTAAAAATTATTCAAACGACACACACGACTGAACTTGCTGTTCGATTTGGTAGAAAAGCAAAACATTTAATTGACAGTCCAGATTATAAAAGATTTTTTAAAACGACACTTCGCGAAGATTCGCAAGCCGCGGGCCGTTGGGAGACGGATCAAGGAGGTGAGTACTTTGCAGCCGGTGTTGGATCGGCGATCACGGGCCGCGGAGCGGATTTACTTATTATCGATGACCCGCACTCGGAACAAGATGCGATGAATCCAGAAGCGCTGGAACGTGCTTATGAATGGTATACATCAGGTCCTCGTCAGCGTTTACAACCAGGTGGTAAAATTGTCGTAGTCATGACGCGTTGGTCTTTGAAAGATCTTACCGGATCGTTGATCGGGGCTCAAAAAGGAATCAAATCTGATCAATGGGAAATGATAGAATTTCCAGCCATCTTACCTGATGAGAAACCCGTATGGCCAGAGTATTGGAAGTTATCAGAATTAGAATCAGTTAAAGCATCATTGTCTATTCAAAAATGGAATGCACAATGGATGCAGAATCCAACATCAGAAGAAGGTTCAATTATTAAACGTGATTGGTGGCGCAAATGGGATAAGGATTATATTCCAGAATTGTACCATGTGATACAAAGTTATGACACTGCATTCCTTAAAAAAGAAACAGCCGACTTTTCAGCCATTACAACATGGGGTGTATTTTATCCAAATCCTGATTCAGGACCCAATTTAATTTTACTAGATGCGATAAAAGAACGACTAGAGTTTCCAGAATTAAGACGTAGAGCTTTAGAACAATATCACTATTGGAAACCGGAATCAGTAGTAATTGAGTCCAAAGCATCAGGATTACCACTAACTTATGAATTACGTAAGATGGGTATACCTGTGATTAACTTTACACCTAGCAAAGGAAATGATAAACATTCCCGTATAAACGCCGTTGCACCACTTTTTGAAAGTGGTCAGATATGGGCGCCAGAGGCAAGTTTTGCAGAAGAGGTTATTGAGGAATGCGCGGCATTTCCTTTTGGAGATCACGATGACCTCGTAGACTCAATGACACAAGCATTAATGAGATTTAGACAAGGGGGCTTTATTGAGCATCCCGAGGATTATAAGGATGAACCTATAATCCACGACAACAGGGAGTATTACTAATGGCAAATCCACAAAGAGTTGCGGCTCTAGGAATGAAAATTTTAAATACCTTAAAAGAGATGGGTATGTCTCCACGATTAGGATTAATGACTAAAGTAAGTAGAAATCCTGAATTTAGAAATTTATATAACGCAGATTTAACTTCTCCTGAAATTTTAAGAAAAGGTTTAGGAGATGTTGAAGATCCAGAACAATTAAAAAAATTAGTTAGAATGGATTCTGATTTTCTTCCTCAAATTAGAGATGAAGAAGAGTTAGAAACTTTTTTAAATAATTTACAATTTTTAAAATCTACTTATCCAGAAACATTTGCAAAACCGCAAGTCGTGATAGATTCTAAAACAGGACTTAAAAGTTTTGTAGATGATGTAAATGAAAGTCTTCAAGGAAAAAAATCTATGGAAACTTTTGATCCTAACACAGGAGAAGTAACAATTCCAAAAGCCCCCGTTAGAACTGCTTCAAAAAGTATAACGGAAGTTATAGATGAAGGAATTAGAAAACAAGCAGAGATGGCAAGGATGGGTTTAGATCCTGGTAATCCAGATGATTATCTTAAGTATGATGAAATAATTAAAAACAGAGAACCAAAAGCGGACGGCGGTTTAATTAATGGTATTGGAACGATGTTTAGAAAGAGAGGAAGATAATGAATAGACCTCTTACCTACAAAGAATTTGCTAATTTAAATGATGAGTATATTCTTGAAAAATTAAAACAAGGAAAATCTACAGAACAAATTAAAAATGAATACGCTATTGAAAATAATTTACTTGATAAAATGTATGGTAATAAAACAGGTGGAAAAAATAAATTTGCCAGTGCTTTTGAAACAAATCTTTATAGAAAAATAAAAGAAAATAAAGAATCTAATATTTTAAATAATACAATTAAAAAGAATCAAGACGTTAACTTAAATTTAAAAAGATTAAAAAAATTTTATAAAGATAATATTTCTAACTATACAGATACAAGAGGAACTATAAAAAAAGGAACTGTAGAAAATTTAAATCAAGATGCTTTAAAATATTTTAAAAAAAATTATCCAGGATCTGTTTCAACTTATCTAGCTAAAAGAGGAGGAAGTGGAAAATTAGCACCTAATACGGAATATATAAGATTATCTAAAGGACCAAGTGCAACTGAATCTAGTTTTCAAAGAGGAAGACAAATGATTAGAGAAGAAATGGAAAAATATATGCCTTCTTCTGTTGGAGGCACAAAAAAATCTAAAAATAAATTTGAACGTTTACAAAGAAGCGAACAAACGGGAGCAGAATCATTAGGTATGACAAGAAATCAATATAGAAGTTTAGTAAATAAATTAGTTGTTTATCCTGTTAGAAAATTATTTCCTTCTCTTACTTCTACTCCTTATGTTGCTGGAGCAGAGCATATATATGGTTTACAACAAGCTATTTCAACTAACATGCTTGGTGAAATTAGAAAATCAGCTTTAAATGTAGTACCCGGACCTAAAGACTTTAATAGATTAATTAAAGGACCACAATTAGATCAAGCCGCTACAGGTTTAATAAAAAATGCATATCAAACTGCTGATGTAGAAAAAAAACAAATGTATTTAGATAAAGCTAATAAATTAATAGATGATTTTAAAAAAGACTTTCCAGGTGATTATCCAAAATATAAACTAACTTCAAAAAATAATATTGTTGATGTTAATATTAGTAGAGTAAATAAAATAAAAGAACCTCTATTTAATAAAGCATCTACTTATATAGATTATTTAGTTAAAACTCCTGGATTTTTAGAATCTAATGAATTTTCTAATTTACCAGATACAGCAAAAGAAATAATTAATGCAAAAGTATCTAAATCAAAATCTTTTACAAATCTTTTAAAAACTGGAATAAGAAAAGGAGGAGCATTAGCTATTGCTCCAACTGCTGCTTATTTAGGATATCAAGCTTTAAACCCGAGCACTGCTGAAGCTAAAGTTCCATCCTCGGTTCAAGACACGCAAACCGCGATGCAAGATCAAACAATAGAAAATCAACCAGTTGTTCCACAACAACAAATAACACCTATTACAGAAGTTGCTGATGCTTCGTCCGCTGCAAAACTTGCAGATGATCTTGTGTATGATGACTTTAGAAAAGTTTTTGTAAAAAGAAATGAACCAGAAGTTAAAGCTAATCAATCGGATCTTTTATATTGGCTCGCGGATAATGTAATCACTGAATCACCAATTGCATCAATCGGTGTTGGAACGGCTGGTTTATCTATTCCAGGAGCAAAAGAAACTTTTGAAGCTGCAAGAAAAGCAGATAAGGGAATATTAAAATCATCATTAGGTGTATTAGGAAAAGGTTTAACAAGAGTCGGATCACCTGCAGGAACTGCATTATTTGAAATTCCTTTTATAGCTGAACAAATTCAAGAAGGAAAAAGTCCATATGAAATTTTATCTGATCCGTTAAATTATATAGGACCTGCTTTTACAGAAACTCTTACTAGAGGTGCTGGAGCTATTAAAGGACCACCAAAAGGATTTTTAGGTGGTGTAAAAGATACTTTGACTTTTGAGGGAGTAAGAAATCCTCGTAAAGCTGCGCCTGGATTATTAAACCTTGCATTAAGATTAGGATTAAGTCCAAGAAATATTGCTCTTATATCAGGCACAGGTGCAATTGGAGCTATCGGTGCTACTGCACTAACCGCATTTGATTTAGCTAATGCATATCGAAAAGGTGAATTAGATAATTTGTTTTCTTCTGAAGAAGGAGATACAAGTGGTGGAGTATTTTTACCAGGTAAACTAGACACAACAGGAATTATGGGGTTAAAAAATGAAACGTAGAGGATTTTTAAAAATAGTAGGGGGTTTGCTTTCACTACCCGTTGCAGCCAAACTTATGAAAGGTAAAAGTTTTTTAAAACCTGCAGCTAAAACTGTTGCTAAAACTTTACCTAAAGTTCAAGGTATGCCTGAATGGTTTACTCCACTTGTTAATAAAATAATGAAAGAAGGAACAGATATATCTCCTAAAGCTTCAAGAGTTGAAGACATGACTACTGTTAAAAAATTAGAAATACCTTCAGAGACAGGTAAACCAGATACAATTACACTTACACAAAATAAAATAACTGGAGAAATTTCTATTGAATCTGATGTTGCTGGCAGTGTGGATAATTCACCTTTTGAGTTAAATTATCGACCACCTAAATCAGATATTAATTTAGAAACAGGAAAAGAAATAAAATATCCAGGTGATTTTTCTGTAATAGAAAATAGACCAAGACCAACTAGTGAACCAGGAGATTATGAATTTGATTATGAAAATCTTCGTGTTGAAGATGCTTATAGTGATCTTGAAAGATTAGAAAAAATTGCAACTGGAAAAATAAAAGATGCAAAAAAAATTGAAGAAAGAGCAGCAGGTAGAAAAATGTTAGAAGAATCTCCTTATGAAGATATTATAAACAGATATCCAGACCCAGATATAGGTGACTATGATTATGCGAATGGTGGATTAGCTAGTTTTGCTAATGGTGGATTGACAAAAACAATTCCACCTGCTAAAGGTCCTGACTCACAAGGTGTTGAAACATTATTCAGAAGAAGGTATAGTTAATCATGGCAGAAATTGATAAGTCATTACCCAATACAAAAACTACTATTGAAATTCCAGGTCAAGCTGAAATAGAACAAACCATTCAAGAAGAAATACAACCTACAGATTCTCCAGTTGAAATTAACATGAGTGAAGATGGTGGAGCAGAAATTTCTTTTGATCCAAGTATTGCATCTATGCCAGGAGGAGAAGACCATTATGCAAATTTAGCAGAATTTTTAGATGAAAGTATTTTAACAGACGTTGGATCTGAATTAGATGAAAAATATAATGATTATAGATCTTCACGCCAAGATTGGGAAATGGCATATACAAATGGTTTAGATCTATTAGGATTTAAATATGAAAAAAGAACAGAACCATTTAAAGGTGCATCAGGAGTTACACATCCAGTTCTTGCAGAATCTGTAACACAGTTTCAAGCACAAGCTTACAAAGAATTGCTTCCCGCGGACGGACCCGTGCGAACACAAATTTTAGGTTTAACTGATCGTAACAAAGAAGATCAAGCGATGCGAGTTAAAGAATTCATGAACTATCAGATTATGAACGTCATGAAAGAATATGAACCTGAATTTGATCAGATGTTATTCTACTTACCTTTATCCGGATCTACATTTAAAAAAGTTTATTATGATGCTCTTCTTGGAAGAGCAGTATCTAAATTTATTCCGGCTGAAGATTTAATTGTTCCTTATTCAGCAACATCACTAGAAGATGCAGAAGCAGTTATTCATGTAATTAAAATTTCTGAAAATGATTTACGTAAACAACAAGTTAGTGGTTTCTATAGAGATGTAGAACTTGGACAACCTCCATTAAAAGAAGATGAAATTAAAAGTAAACAAAGAGAATTAGAAGGTGTTAGAGTTGAAAAACAAGAAGACATTTATACTTTATTGGAATGTCATGTTAATTTAGATTTAGAAGGTTTTGAAGATAAAGATCCTCAAACTGGTGAGCCCACAGGTATTAAACTTCCATACGTTGTAACTATTGAAGAATCTTCACGAGAAGTTTTATCTATCAAACGTAATTATAAATCAGACGATCCATTAAAAAATAGAACAAATTACTTTGTACACTTTAAATTTTTACCAGGACTTGGATTTTATGGATTTGGATTAATTCACATGATTGGTGGATTATCAAGAACTGCAACAGCAGCTTTAAGACAATTATTAGATGCAGGAACTTTAGCTAATTTACCATCTGGATTTAAAATGCGTGGCATTAGAGTCAGAGATGATGCTCAACCATTACAACCTGGAGAATTTAGAGATGTAGATGCGCCAGGAGGTAATTTAAAGGATGCATTTATGCCTTTACCATTTAAAGGACCTGATCAAGTACTATTACAATTAATGGGTATTGTAGTAGATGCAGGACAAAGATTCGCGAGCATTGCTGATGCACAAGTTGGAGATATGAACCAACAGGCAGCGGTGGGAACTACTATGGCATTACTTGAAAGAGGATCGCGTGTGATGTCTGCAATCCATAAAAGAATTTATGGAGCACTTAAAAATGAATTTGAATTACTAGCAAATGTATTTTCAACTTATTTACCACCTGTTTATCCATACGATGTAGTAGGTGGACAAAGACAAATTAAACAAACTGACTTTGATGAAAAGATTGATATTCTTCCAGTTGCAGATCCAAATATATTTTCACAATCACAAAGAATTAATTTAGCACAAACACAATTACAACTTGCTCAATCTAATCCACAGATACATGACATCTATCAAGCATATAGATCAATGTATGAAGCGATTGGAGTTAAAAATATAGATTTAATTCTTCCATCACCAAAACAACCTATGCCAATGGATCCAAGTTTAGAACATATTACTGCAATGGCAAGTCAACCTTATCAAGCATTTCCAGGACAAGATCATAAATCTCACATTGAAGCTCATTTAAACTTTATGCAATTGAATATGGTTAAAAATAATCCTGCAACTATAATGTCTATTCAAAAAAATATACTTGAACACATATCAATTATGGCTCAAGAGCAAGTTCAAATTGAATTTGTACAAGAATTACAACAATTACCTATGTTACAACAACAAATGCAGATGAATCCACAAGCCGCGCAACAAATTCAGAGCATAACTATTCAAATTGAATCAAGAAAAGCTCAATTAATAGCTGAAATGACCAAAGATTATGCTGATGAAGAGAATAAATTGGTTGGACAGTTTGATTCTGACCCACTTTTAAAGTTAAAATCACGAGAAGTTGACTTAAAAGCTATGGAAAACGAGCAAAAGCGTAAAGAAGCTGAAGAAAGACTTAATTTAGATAAGTTGAAAGCTATGATGAATCAAACAAATCAAGAAAATAAGCTTGAACAAACTGAAGATTTAGCTAAACTACGTGCCGGAGTAAGTCTTGCAAAACAAGGCGTCCAACAAATGAAAATAAGAGGAATGTAACATGAAAAAAACTAAAAAAATAAAACAATCAACAGGTACTCAAGTTGATTTTGCACAATTCACAAATTCAGATGGAACATTAAAAGGTGGAATTGATGTAGAAGTTTCTAACCCACAAGAAACACAAGTAGTTCCAGTAGGTGGACAAAGAGCGATGCTTCCAGAGAAAAAACGTAAAGCAAAGTGGTATTAAACCATGATTCAAATGTTAGGAGCTGTAGCACCTTTAGCAAAAATTCTTTTTTCAACTATTGAAAAGTCAGTTCCTGATAAAGATCTTCAAGAAAAATTAAAAGCACAATTACAAACTCAATTACTACAATCTAATACACAAGAATTAACTGCTGCAGCAAAAATTATTGAAGCTGAAGCCAAAGCTGGATGGTTTGCATCTAGCTGGAGACCTCTTTTAATGTATGTATTAATATTTATATTAATATGGAATTATGTACTAGGACCTGTTATATTATTTTTTTTTAAAGCTTCTATAACTATAACTCTTCCAGGAGACGTATGGACACTTTTACAAATTGGTCTGGGAGGTTACGTTGTGGGACGAAGTGCAGAATCGGTGGCACGCACTATGGCAAATAAACCGGTATCAAACAAAGAACAAGAAAACGGATAAGGATATAACATGAGAAACGATTATAAAATAAGACCAAGACAAGCACTTAAAAAAGGCGGTAAAGCATTTCCAGATTTAACTGGTGATGGCAAAGTAACTTTTAAAGATGTTTTAAAAGGTAGAGGTGTCATTAAGAAAAAAGGTGGCATGATTAAAAAAGCTGATATGATAACTAAAGATATGTCAATGAAGAAAAAAGGCAAAATGATGAAAGGCAAAAGATAATGGCAGGTACTATTTTAAAAGGTATTGGCGTTATTAAAAGCGTAAGTCCTAAAGTTAAAAACCCAAAAACAAGTAAAATAAAAGGTGAAATGGCAAAAACTATAGGTCAAACAAGAAGATATCAAGAAGAGAGCGAAGAAATAATGGATAGAAATTTAAAAAAAGCTCAAGAAGGAAATGAAGATATTTATGGAACAGTTGAAAAAAATAAAAAAGATATTGAAGAATTAAGAGCAAGAAAAAAGAAATTTCCATCAAAAATGATGAGAGATATAGATGAAGGTTTAAAATTTGAAGTTACTCCAGAATATAAAAAAGGTGGACTTGTTAAAAAAGGAATCCCTAAACTTGCTAAAAAAGGTTGGAAGTAATGGCTAAACTTTGTCCAAGAGGAAAAGCTGCTGCAAAAGCAAAATTTAAAGTGTACCCGAGCGCGTACGCGAACATGTATGCGAGCGCAGTATGTTCAGGTAAAATAGTTCCTGGTGGACGAAAAAAGAAAATGGGTGGTGGTAGTATTTCTCAAGAGAGAAAAATGGTATCTAATTATAAACAAGGTGGCATCGCTAAAGGTTGTGGTGGTGTATTAGAAAACAGAAGAAAAGTTACAAAAAAATATTAATATGAGCTTACGTAAATGGGTTCAAGAGAAATGGGTAGACATTGGTTCTAAACGTAAAGATGGTTCTTTTGCTCCATGCGGAAGATCTAAAGGTGAAAAAAGAAAAGGTTATCCAAAATGTGTACCACTAGCAAAAGCTAGAGCAATGTCAGAAGGTCAAAGACGTTCTGCAGTTGCAAGAAAAAGAGCCGCTGGTAATACAGGACCTAAACCTACAAATGTTGCAACATTTTCAAAACGTAAAAAAATGAGTAGCGGAGGATTAGTATAATGCCAAGAGGAACTTGTTGGAAAGGTTACGAACAAAAAGGTATGAAGAAAAAAGGAAATA